CTGCGTATTTGCCCAGAGTCGTGTTGTGGCCGGGCGATTTGCGGCGGCGTGGTGAACGCGCTGGCGGAGTGACGGGGGCTGGCGTCATGATTGCCGCGCTTCCCATAGCCTCATTCATGTCACCGATGCGTGGGCCGCGCCGGATGGGACTACGCATAGGCGGGGTGACAGTAGATTTCTTGCCGTACATTATTTGCCTTTCTTAGCCATTTTTTTGGCCATTTTCTTGAGGGTGGATGATGGCTCGGGCGCCGCAGTCTTCGCTGGCCCCTTTGTTGTGTTCACGTCCAGAACTGGCGGGACAATCATCTCAGACGATATGTGGTCGTTTTTGCCCTGAATACAGCGCCCCATATTTTCACAGCGCCCGCGATATGGACAATTTTCACAAACAGTCATGCTTTTTTCCTTTTCTTCTTCGCCTTGCGGGCCACGTCAAGCGCGATTGCGGTGGCCTGCTTTTGAGACTTTCCAGCCCTCATCTCGCGCCGGATGTTCTCGGATATACTCTTCTTGCTGTAGCCCTGAATCAGCGGCATTATTTGGACCTCGCCCGCGCCTTCTTGTAAATGTCTTTATCCGCAGTGCGGGCCTTGTCGCCCCGCATGTAACTATTCACCCGCCCCATCGCCCACGCGGCCATTGGCACGTTGCGCGATCCGCTGGATAGGTAGGCGCCCTGACCGCGCCGGTAGACGCTGGCGAGTTCGCCATATGTAAACTTGCTCTTCTCCGCCTTGTCACGCAGTGTCTTTTTAGTTGCCTCAGATAGTGGCTTTGCTTTAGGCACGCCCACGCCTCCCTTGGTTTGATCTGGACCGGCTGACGGCCTTCACGTCAATCTTTCTGCCTTCCTTGTACGCCTTAGCAGTTTTTTTGATCTCAGCCGCCTTGCGTGATTTAGACTTAGCGCCCGCAAGATATTTCTTCGGAACGCCGGTCTTTTTGTCTTTCGGAACACTTGCAAAGCGCCTCGCCATTACTTCTTCTTCCCGCCCTTGCCTTTTCCGTAGTGTTTACCCGGCATTTTTCTTTCTCGCTTTCTTCTTTGCTGTTTCAGACAAATCGCCGAAATGATAGACGCGCTTGCTTTTTGGCGTCATGCGCGCGCCGGTCATTATGGCGCCATCATTGTGCTTGTGTATCGCACCGCGATATTTCTTGCCATCTCTGAAATAGTGAAGTCCTGCGGCCATTATGATCCCTTCTTCCACTTTTTAGACGGCGACTTTGTCTTCTTCGGGTCCCACTTGACCTTCGCCGCCCAATATGCCGCGGACAGTTTGCCCTTGGCTATGTTCTTCGCGTGTCGGCTCTCAAACGCCTTGCGCTGGCCAACCGTCTGGTTTGTCTTCACGCCCTGCTGGCCAAAGCGGATAACCTTAACAACATCACCCACCTTCGCCACAACCACATGCGACTTGGTCGGGTGGTTAGGTGTGCGCTTGGGCATATTGTAACCCTGAACGCCATATTTAGCTAGGCGGGGGTCTTTAGGTGCGCTTGGGGCCATTATTTTTACCTTTTATATCGTTCTGATATTGTATATAATCTGCGCCTAACAAGGGAGACGCAATATGTTTGAACTAACGCCAGAGATGCACCGCGAAAGAATCATGCGGCGAGTAATGGACTTAACGGACCTAGCCATAAAGGACGCCGAGGAGCTGGATGAAATTATTTGTGATGCTATTGGCATTGACACCAACCAAAGCCCTCCGTTTTTTATTTTATCTGCCCAAGAGTGAGTTTTGCATAAGTGAATCTATCATTTGCTGATCGACCATTTGGGTCGGGAGTTGGCGCTCTTGTGCATATTTTATGTTTTGAGGCGTCAAAAGATTCCCGCTCTTATCAACGCTTGATGAAAGCAGATTGTATGATTCGGGGAAGAACGTCCCCTGTGGCGCAAGCCCCTCAAGCAATCCACCAAGGTATCCGCCCACCTGATTTGGCGCCGATCCCCTTATTTGGCCGCTGTAAGTTGTGTGAGGGAATTGCGGGCTTTCTATGATTGGATTGTTTATGTCTATTTGCCCGAAAGACACACCCTCAGAAAGTGTTGGGGTGTCGTAAAGCTCAGGATCGGTAACAGCCCGTCTGACCGCTCCGATATTTGGAAAGCCAGCCTTTTTGGCATCAGACTTGTCCATCAGCCTGACAAATTGCTTTCTAATATCCCCAGACGCGCCGTCCAAATACTCCTCTAGATTGTCCGCATCAATGCCGGGGAAATTCTCATCAATCTTTTCCATAGCCTCGTCAAAAGACTTCTTGGCTTTGGCATCAATCTTCATATTTGGAAGCATTCTGGAAATGATTTTTGTCGGCATAGTTGAATGATCTATGGCGTCAATTCCCATAACAACATTGACGCCAACCACATCAGCACCCTTTGCCTCTTCAGATGACTTCTGGGCCTTGTTAACCATCTTTGTAACAATTCCCTGTTTGCTGGCCCAGAGCGCGTCCTGTTTCTGCGCCGCCTCACCCCGCATAAAGCCAGCGCCGCCCTCTAAATAAACGGGGCTTGTTAATTCAACCCCGTCAACAGACTTTACCAGCCCGCCTATAGCGCTACGGTCAGTAAAGAACGGCATCAACAGCTTTCCCTGCAATGACTCTATGTCTATCTGACGCTTTGGCATTAAAAGACCAGACTGATCGTCTATTTCCATAGGCGTGTCTTCGATCCTGTACGGCATCTCTGTCTTCGAGTATCCCATAGGGTCTTTTTCTAACTTTGTTAGACGGCCACCGGCGGCACCAAGCACGTTGTCACCAGCCCTCAACGCGCCAACCGTGCCGCCCAGAAGGTACTCCATAGGCAACAATGGGTTAGCCTCAATCGGCTCGCCTTCTGGGGTTATAACGCCAACCGCCCCCTCTGGGGTCTGGGTCATAGCGGTGTAATAATCCTCAATCTGTCCAGCCATAGCTGATGGGATTGCTTTAACGCCCTCAACAAGCATCTCACGCTCTTCATCGCCGCCGCTCAGAAGCCCGCCGAGGTAATCGGCGGCTGATGATGCGGCGCGATAGGCTGGCATGTATTCAAAACCAACCTCCGGCTCGCCATAAACGGCTGGCGTGGTGACAGGGTACAAAAGCCCGTCCATTTCTTTATAACGTGTAACAGATGGCTCAATGATTTCTCGCCGCATCGGCGTGAGGGCGTCCATAATACCGGCGACATCGAACAAGCCGGGCGTTCGACCATAATCATATCCCGTGGGGCCGGTTCTCACTATTTCAGCCATCTAAACAATCCAGTTGGTCGAGGGGTTTAACTTGCGATTGCTATTATAACCTTTCGACCAGCCTCCGGCAACCGCGCCCTGTCCGGCGAAAGTCAACACAAAAGCGTCCGCCACATCAGGCGAGCGCTGGCCGCGCTTCTTCATCTCGTCCTTAGATTCAACCTTCAGCTTGCCGGTGCTCAGATATTTATAGCGGATGCCGGTGATCTCCGAAATCAGCGTGTCATCGGCTGGCATGTGGCAGTCACGCGCCTCAAACCACTCGCGGGCGCTCCAGAACAGCTCATCGCGCAACTTATTGAAGCGGTCCTTCATGCTGGCACTCTCCGACACCGCAATCGCAACGGCGGGCAGGTCCAGTTCCCTCAAGCGGTCCGCTAGACCGGCGCCAAGGCCAATCGCGTCCACATATATCGCGTGGGGGCGCATGCGGTAGGGCACGGCGTCATATTCGGCCAAAACTATGCCCGCAAGCTCCATCAGGTCTTTGCCCTGCCACGTTTTGATCGGCTCGACAAGCACATTCCCCTGCCTCTTGGCCAGCGCCGACCTATCCCCGCCATAACGCGCCACGTCCAAGCCCCACTCAACGGGGGTGGTGGGTCCGGCCTCAACGTCCCGCCGCGTGGCCTCCTCAACCAAGTGCAGCGGCACAAGCACGTCATCCGACTGCGTGGGGAACTCGCCCAAGACGCGGACGCGGTACACATTGCTATTATCCCCGTATTTGTTCGCCATATCGGCGATAAACTTGGGGTCAACGTACTCACCCTCCTCGCACGACACCGTGATGCAGTGCCAGTTCTCGCGGTCCGAGTGGAAGGCGTCATAAAAATATCCATCGGATCGGGTGGGGTTCCCGCACATCACAATTTTCGCGCCGGGGGTTGATAGCGCACCAGACGCAGTCTCGAAGATCACGTTGGGGACGCCTGACGCCTCCTCAACGATAAACAGCATGTTCGGCGAGTGGAAGCCCGCCAACGCCTCTGGGTTCTCTCGGCGGCTGGTACGGGCCACGGCGAAGCTGTCAGACGCGCCCTTGAGGGCAATCTTGTCGGCCTTAAATTCGAGCAAATCCTTGAAGGGCTGGGGCATGTTCCGCGCCCAGCGGTCAATCTCGGTCCAGAGCACGTCCGATAGCTGGTGGGCGCTGTTGGCGGTGACGGCGGTTTTGGTCGGATAGCGGGTCAGGAGCCACCAGAGGACGACCCACGACTCAAAGGCGGTCTTGCCGACACCGTGGCCGGACTTGATGGCGACCTTGTCGTGCGCCGCAATGGCGTCTAGGGCCTTCTTCTGCCAGCGCTGGGGCGTGGCTTGCAGGACCGTCTCAACGAAGAGGGCGGGGTCATCGCGCAAAATGGCGATAGTGTCGGCGGATAGGGGGGATTGGGTCATAGGCGGTTCCGTGGGCTAGGGATTTCGAGAGGGGGGTATATTTTTATTCGCGCCCCGCCCGTGTGATTTGACGGGGGGGTCATTGTTTCACGGGAATGTTTCACGTTTTGTCGCATAACGTCCATTATGGAATTTTGTGCATCAATAAAATCAATGACTTAGCCGTGGAACAATTTATCACCGCAAAAGTGTCGGCTATAGAACACTATCGCCATCATTTGTTAACCTGATTATGGTTAACATCGTCATCGCGCGCGCGTAGTGTGTCAGCTTCTGTGTCTCTGCCCTCCAGCAACACTTGCTCCGCTTTCGCCTTCACCGCATCCTCGACACGCTTTAGCTCTTCGATGAACCCTCCGCCCTTCGTCTCAACCGTCATATGCGCCCTGTCGCCATATACCTTCGGCGTCATCCTCGCCGCCTGCCACTTCAGGATGTCAGCCGCTAGTCTGCCGCTCTGCGGGTCGATCATGCCCGTCCTAGCCTCGCGCTTGATGTCGTCAAGCTCATCAGCCAGCACCATCCCCCTGAACTCCAGAGCCAGCCTGTAGGCCGCCTCAAACGCCGGATCAGCCGCAATCTTATTGCTGATGCTTCCCCAGCTTGGCATTTTGGGATCACGGCACACATGCGTCACCGGCTCACCAGAAGCGACACGCTCCAAGAAAGCCTGAAACATTTCCTCTGGTAATTTATGCGCTACCATCGAAGTCGTCCTCCAGCGTCAGGACATAAGAGGTACTCTCACCTATCTCTAACAATACGCCGTCACACACACTGCACGTTATCTGTTGGCTCTCTTCATAAACCCTAGCGCGTGTCTGCTGTTCACACCAGTCACACACAACGTAATCTTTGAAGAACCGCACAAACTCATTCCGCTCAAACTTCACAACATCAGCCATCGACATTCACGCATTCTGCGGCGCATGCCAGATAACCGGCGCCGTCCACATAGTTGTCCTCATGATACGGATTCGACTTAGCCCGTGCCGCCTTCAACAGCGCCATCATGATCCCGACATCCACCGGCTCAACCTTGTGCCCCAGATGCGCTGACCAATACGCCGCTATCAGCGAAAAGTTGTCTTCCATATCTCCGTGATCTGCGGCGCGGTCTTTTGTGACACATTGCTTCGCAGTCTCCAGAACTTCACCTCTTTTCATCTCTGCTCCTGTACTCGACAATTTTCAGCTTACATGTCGGACACTGGCCCTCGACCTTGTGCCCCTCATCTCGCAGGAAAGATAGCGCAGTCTCACACACAGGGCAAAGCCCGTCCGCCATCCTCTGCGCCATCTTACCATCGCCAGCCTGTATCACTCGTCAGCCCTCGCATGCCGCACTGTGTTGATGATCCTCTTCCGAGGCGCCGGACCGCGAACCTGCTCCGGCTCCTTGACCACCAGCTTACCAAGCGGCCTGTCGCCACTCAATCCCTCTGTCTCTATCGGCCACACCTCCACCGTGACGCCGCTATCCGTCTTCTGTAAATGCACACTGAGGCCACGCACATCGACCCACCCGTCTGAGCCTATCAGCACATAAAGCCGATCCTTGTACATCAAATCCCTGTCGTCACCCTCCAAGCCGCTCATCTCTTCCCTCC